TTTATTAGATTTAATTTCAGAAGGTGAAATAGAAGGTTTTTCCAGTCCTTCAAAAGAAGGTCGAACCAAAGGCACTACTGCATATTTAAACGCTGCAAAGAAAGATATTTTTTTAGATGACACTCCTATTTTAGGCTCTACTGCTGATTCAAATAATCCACAAGCTGTTGATTTTAACCATCAAAATGTAGATTTTGATATTCGTTTTGGAACGAATCCACAAGCTAAAATGGATAAAGTTTCGGGAAGTGCTAGTATTTTTAGTGTTGGAGTGAAAGTTGAAAATGGTAGTCCGATAACAAGACAACTTACCAATAATTCTGATCTAGATGCAGTAAAAGTTACTGTTACTGTTCCTGTTTTACAAATTCTTGAATCTGATGGAGATATAGTTGGTAGTTCTTTAAGTTTTGATATTCAACTTCAATACAATGGTGGAGGTTTCACCACAGTTCACTCTGACACTATCAGAGGTAGAACAGCAGATGCTTATAACAGAGAATACAGAATTAAACTTACTGGTGCTCATCCTGTAGATGTTCGTCTTGTAAAAACGTCTGCTAATAGTACAGATAGAAACTTTAGAGATTTAATTTGGCAATCTTATTCTGAGTTAGAAGATGATACAAATACATATCCTGATTGTGCTTACACAAGACTACGTTTAGATTCAGAATTTTTTAGCAGGATTCCTAAAAGAACTTTTAGAGTTAGAGGAGTAAAAGTAAGAATCCCAGGTGCAGGAGCTAGTGGATCGGGTACTCCAACTGTAGATTTGCAAACTGGAAGAGTTGTTTACCCTGCTGGCTACATTTTCAATGGTGTCATGGGTGCTGCTCAATGGACAACGTGCCCAAGTTTAATTTTACTTGACCTTTTAACTAACACTAGATATGGGCTAGGTAATCATATTATTGACAGTAATTTAGATTTATTTTCTTTTGTAACTGCCAGTAAGTTTTCTAATACTCTTGTTGATGATGGATTTGGTGGACAAGAAGCTAGGTTTGCTTGCAACATAAACATCCAGACAAGCGTTGAAGCATTTGATGTCATAAGAACTTTATCAGGAGTGATGAGATGTATGCCTATCTGGTCTGAAGGTGCATTACTTCTTGCTCAAGACAGTCCAAAAGATCCTAGTTACTTATTCACGTTAGCCAATGTAGGGCCAGAGGGATTTAGTTATACAGGAAGCAGTTTAAAAACTAGAAGCACAGTAATTGCAGTTTCATATTTTAATATGGAAACTAGAGATTTAGATTATGAAGAAGTAGAAGCAGAACAAGCTTATAGAAATAAATATGGACTGCACGTTAAAAGAGTAAAAGCATTAGGTTGTACAAGTAGAGGGCAAGCTAGAAGATTTGCCAAAGCAATATTATTTGCAGAACAAAGAGAAACTGAAGCGGTATCATTTTCTGTTTCATTGGAATCTGGGATAGTTGTTAGACCTGGAACGATTATCAGTATTGCCGATCCAGCTAGATCAGGTGTTAGAAGAGGAGGAAGAATTGCTAGTGCTACAACTACGCAAATAACTGTAGATAATTCTAGCGATACTGATTTATCAGATCAAAATAATCCTAAGTTAAGTGTAATAATGCCCAATGGAACAGTTGAAACTAAAAATGTAAGCGGAATATCAGGAAAAGTAATCACTTTGGCTAGTGCTTTAAGTCAAGCACCAAATTCTAATAGTGTTTGGCTGTTAGAAAACGATAATGTTTCTGCTCAATCATTCAGAGTAATGTCAGTTGAAGAAAGAGATGGAATTAATTATGGAGTTTCTGCTTTAGCTTATGTAAACGAAAAATATGCGTTTATTGAAGATAATAAACCAATTCCAGTTCAAAAAATTACAACATTAAATATTTTAAAGTCTCCTCCTAGTGGACTTACGGCTGAAGAAACTATAGTTCTAATAAATAACCAACCTGTATCTAAATTAATTATTAGATGGCAACCTGTTACGGGTGTTTCAAATTATATGGTGAACTATAGATTTGATAATAATAATATTATTTCAGCGACAACAAGTAGTCCTGATTTTGAAATATTTAACACAAAAGTAGGATCGTATGAAGTATCTGTTCGTAGTTTAAATGCTGCACTAGAACCTAGTGCTACGGCTGTAACCGACACCTTTACTACTCTTGGAAAAACTGCTGTTCCTGCTGACGTTACTGGACTTACAGGAGAACCAATAAATGAAAAACAAATAAGATTACGTTGGGATTTAGCAGCAGATTTAGATGTTACTCATGGAGGTCGTGTTTATGTAAGACATTCTTCTAAAACAGATGGATCGGGAACATTTTCAAATGCTACTGATCTTGTTAAAGCTCTAGCTGGTAACACAACAGAAGCTACAGTTCCATTACTTGAAGGGGAGTATATTCTTAAATTTCAAGATGATGGAGGTAGGTTTAGTAACGGTGAAGCAAGTGTAATTATAGATTTACCAGATAATCTTGACGCTAAGTTAATCCAGACAAGAAGAGAAGATTTAGACGTTCCACAGTTTCAAGGTACAAAAACAAATGTTGCTTATGATGCAACAACTAACTCATTAAATTTAATTGGTACGGGACTATTTGATGCCGTAACAGATTTGGATGCCGTTGGTTCGTTAGACGATATTGGAGGCATTGCTCCGTTAGGTACTTATGAGTTTGGTGGAACTCCAGGAGGTACTACTTTTGATTTGGGAGATGTATTTAGCCTTGATTTAAAACGTCATTTCTTAACAGAAGCGTTTTTCCCATCAGATTTGTTTGATTCAATTCCAGATTTAGATGCAAGAGGTGATTTTGATGGGTTAACAGCAACTAAGGTAAATGCAGAAATGTTGGTAAGAGTTACTCAAGATAATCCTAATAGTGGATCTCCTACTTATACTGCTTTTCAAACTTTTGCAAATGGAACTTATAAAGGAAGAGGTTTCCAATTTAAAGTAAATCTTACAAGTAATGACCCTGCACAGGATATCAGAGTATTTCAGTTGGGTTATACAGCATCTATGCAAAGAAGAACTGAACAAAGTTCTGCGGTAACAGCGAGTGGTGCTGGAGCAAAAGCAATTACGTTCCAGCATGGCTTTTTTGTGGGTACTGCTAATACTCAAGGCGGTGCAAACAGTAGTTTACCCTCCATTGGTATTACTGCACAGAATATGCAATCTGGAGACTTTTTTGAACTGTCTAATATTTCTGGAACGGGTTTTACTGTTCATTTCAAGAACTCATCAAATGCTTCAGTTGATAGAAATTTCACATATCAAGCTGTCGGATTTGGTAAAGCAAGTTAGAATAAGTTCAATGTTACTTTTTTAAATGGCTAGACCAGGCTCCACCACGAGTGAAACGGGTAATAATTATCAGTCAGCCAATGGAACGGGTGCTGCTGTCCGTGCGAAATTAAACGAAATCTTTCAAGCATTAAGAACAATAAGTTCTGGAAGTAGTGATCCATCTGGAGCAGCAAATATAGCTCAGTATCAAGCCCATATAAATACATCGACTAACGAATTAAAAATAGCTACAGCAGTTTCGGGAGATAATGCAACTTATGTTGTCCTTGGAAAGATAAACGAAGCAAACTTTGGTCACGCAGCATTAACAGGTGCTACTTTTACAGGCAAAGTTATTCATAACTATAATTCTAGTTTAACCATACCTACTGGTACAACAGCCCAAAGAGATGGAACTCCTGCTGTTGGTATGTTTAGACATAACTCAACATTGAATCAGTTTGAAGGCTATAACAATGGTGCATGGGGTGCTATTGGAGGAGGTGCTGGAGCTACTGGAGGCGGTACTGATGAGGTGTTTTTTGAGAATGATCAAACTGCAACAACTTCTTACAGTATTACGGCAAATAAAAACGCACATACAGTAAGTCCTACAATTAATTCAGGAGTCACAATAACCGTGCCAAGCGGTGCAACCCTTGTTATCTTATAGTTATGCCAATAGCAATCAACGGATCAGGAACAGTTACAGGAATCTCAGTAGGAGGTTTGCCTGACGGAATAGTAGATGCAGATATGCTTGCTGCTAATGCTGTTACTTCTGGAAAATTAGCAAGTGGTGTTGGAGGTAAAATTCTTCAAGTAAAACAGGTAGTTAAAACTGATACTTTTAGTTTGGCAGCTAGTTCTACTAATCAAAGAATTGATATAACAGGTTTAACTATAGATATAACACCCTCATCTGCATCTAATAAAATTTTAGTCGACTATCGTGTTAATGCACATGGTCCAAATGGTGCTTTTAGAGTAATGATTCATTTAATGAGAGGCTCTTCAGATATTTACATAGGAGATCAAGATTCTGGACAAACTAATCAAATAAGATGTTCTAATCATATAATTACTGGAAATGATGGTGTTGGTGGTGCTAGGTCTACAGATTTAAACGGACAATTTTTAGATTCACCAAGTACAACAAGTGCAACAACATATAAATTACAACTTCACGCTAGAACTTCGGGAAATACTTATTATATAAATCGTGGTTCTTATAGCAGTAATGATGCCTATGTTGGTAGACAACCAAGTCACATAACAGTAATGGAGGTAGCAGCATGAGTTTAGATCACGAAGCTATTTATAAAGCATACGCAGGTACAGTTGTTTCTATTGATGATGGTGCAGGTGCATTTGATAAAGATGGAAAGTCTGTAACTCTTGAGCAAAGCAAGGTAGATGCTGCACGAACCACGTTGAACACGGAAGCTGCTGCGATAGCTTATCAAGGTCAACGTAAAGCAGAGTATCCTCCTATTGAAGATCAGCTAGATACGATTTATCATAGTGGTGTAGCTGGTTGGAAAACCGCTATCAAAGCTATCAAAGACAAATATCCTAAACCATGAGTTCAATTAAATTAAAACATAGCGGTGGAAATGGAGTTATCATAGCTGCTCCTTCCAGTAATCCTGCTTCAGATAAAACGCTTACACTACCTAGTGATGTTGATGGAACTATTGTTAGTAAAGATTCAGCTAATAGTCTGCAAAATGTTACTGGTATAAATGGCGGACAATTAAGTAATCGTAATTTAGTAATTAACGGAGCTATGCAAGTGGCTCAACGTGGAACGTCATCAACAACAAATGGCTACGGAAGTATTGACAGGTTTAGGATAGTTTATTCTGGGACAGATGAAGCACCAACACAAGCACAAGCAGATGTAGCTGCTGGAACTACACCTTACACATTAGGTTTTAGAAAATGTTATAAAATTACAAATGGAGATCAATCAAATAATGCTGGTGCTGCTGATTTTATCAAAATTCAACATAGAATAGAAGCACAAGATATCGCAAATAGTGGATGGGATTATAAATCAGCTTCAAGTTTTCTTACTTTATCTTTTTGGGTAAAATCTAGTGTACCTCAAAATTTTTATGGATATTTAGAAACACATGGTAATTCACCAGGATATTTATATCCTTATGAAACTGGCTCTTTATCTCAGAATACTTGGACAAAAGTAACTAAAACTATTGCTGGAAATTCTAACTTACTTTTTAATAATGATAATGCAGAAGGTTTAAGAATTGAAATTCACCCTTTTTTAGGTACAGATTCTACAGCGTCAGGAGTTTCTTTAAATCAATGGAATGTTTATGCTTCTGCTTCAAGAACACCAGACCAAACGGCAACATGGTATGAGACAAATGATGCGACATTTGAAATTACAGGAGTTCAATTAGAAGTAGGCAGCGTGGCAACAGATTTTGAGCATAGGTCATTCGGTCAGGA